CGGTTCTTGAAGTTAACCGCAATGCTCAAATATGGCGTGTCGGCTTCGTTTTCGTCACGTGAAGTGAGATACTTAACGTTCCAACCATCCGCAGCCAAAATATCAGCAGTGTCTTGTGGAAGAATAACCGCAAAGTTGCGATCGCCCTCTCGGTTGTACTGACCTTCCTTGCCGGCAAAGTTTCGGAACACAATACGTGCTCCCTCAATCATGAATGTCTTTTTGTTATCAGCCATTGGTAACCCTTCTTTTTTTTGGAGGAATATATTCTTTTACGTCGAGTTCCACTCGGTGCGTAATTAACGCTTTAGCAATAACATCTGGTCTACCGCAAATATTGTATTGGTCAACATAAGTTGACGCTATTTGAATAGCTTCTTCATCTTCATGAACAAGAAAACCAATAGTCACTGCTGTAACTAACTTGTTTGAACTAAGCTTTGCTACATTAGCCCAAGCTTCTGTATCTGCTTCTGCGTGGTCTTTCCACACAACGTATACTACTGGATACTTCATGGTACGTCAAGACCTTTGTCCTTTGCGTAAGCAGAATATCCTTTGACAGAAGATCCGGCGTCTGGTGAATGGTAAAAACACCATGGTTCATCGTCGTAATATGACGTAGCAATGCAGTCTTTGTGTTCGCATTGGTGTGGGTACATACCAAAATGGTCGTAACACCACACTTGGCGGGCTTGACGTCCCTGTTTAGCAACAGGAGCAATACAGCCAGGGTATGAGCAAATATCAATCATTATGTCTCTTTCTGGTAGTTGTTATAGCACTGCGGTTGCAGTAACTCCGTCAAACTCTAAATTAAAGATCATCCATTCAAGCGCGTCAGTAAGTGTCATATCAATATAACGAGGATCTAAATGGGTACCAATAAATGGCTCAATTGCTCGCCATGGTACCAGTTCAAATAACGCTTCGCCAGGTTTGTCGCCAAATTGACGTACACAGATACGAAGCTTTTTGTAGATGTTCTTTATGCTTACTTCGGCACTACCTAGCGTTACTTGGTCAGGAGTCGGGTACGCCATTTGCGTAGCATCTTCTTTCGCTTGTCAAGTGCGTCACTCATACTTTCATATGCAGACACAACTCCCCATTCAAATAAAGAACGAAGAATATCCATTATGTTGCCTTCTTTCTAAGGTGGAGGGACCGAGCAGTTTAGACACATACTCAGGTGTGCAAAAAATATAAAACCACATGTCTTAATGACGTGTGGCGTTATATTAGTTATACTATTTGCATAGTACTTAAACACTCTAAGTGCTTATTCTTCATTATAGGCGTTGTTAATCCTACGACTCTACAAACAAATCAAAGGATCCGTAGTAGTCAATTGCATTAAGCGCGTTTTCACGAAGTTCTTCAAAATATCGCATGTCAATTTCTAAAGGGTCAAAGTTACTCATCCGACTTTGCGCAACTTCACGCTCAATCCAACGATATCCTTTAGTCCCTGCGACTGCGTATTTCTTGTCGTCTTTAATACGCCAAAGGTTTGCCCCATTATTAACAACAGGAACAAAGCTACCTGTGCGTCCAACGTGAGTCATTTCGCTAACATCTACCGTGGCCAATGGAGGCCCATAATCCAAATACATTGCTCCTTGCGTAACGCTTTTAGTCTCACACAAGTCATCGAACGTTGGTTCCTCATTCGAGAACAACGTCTTGAATACATATGGGTGTTGAAATTGTGCCCCGACAGCGTGCCAGGTACCCTTTTCCCGCGCAATATATACCGCATCGTTAACCAGACAAAATTTGTCGTATGTGTTTTCAATCTCAAATACATAGCCATACTGGTCTCCAAAATCAATGATAAAGTCGAGAATTTCTTTTGTTGCGTTTGGAACTTTAATTGAGTCTGTTTTAATGTGTGCTACGGTAAAGCCTTTGTTCATGACTGCATTCTTTAAGTCAATCATAAATAAAGCACCACGTTTCGCAACAATGTTATCAACGTTCTTTACGTCACGAAACGCGTTACTAAATTTAGCGCTAGTCAAACCGTACACAATGTTAATAACAATCTTTAGCGCGTAAGAAAGGCCCTCTGTATTTGCTGAGTTTTCATCGAGGTATTTTGAAAGTTTACCTCCGAGCAAATTTCGAGCCTTGTCCCAATCTTTATGTTTGATTGAAAGTCGGGCTTCAGTTAACTCATTGAACCGCTGTGTATATGGCCCAAACAGGTTAAGCATCCGAATTGAAGTCGGGTGCATACTGGCTACGTCCAATACCGTGACGTTCTCGTAGATTCCTGGATCAGAATATACATAGCCGCCTTCTCCAACTACTTCTCCCATATATGTTGACTCTTTACCGTCAAATTTATACCCAGGAAACCGTTCTGACAAGTCGGTGTACACAAAGCTCTTTTGTGGGTACTTCTCGTCGCCAAATACAATCTTAGTTGTATGGTTCTGAGTTGTGTGGTTTACAGTCAAGCCAGACAAGTCAGCTAGAATCTCACGAGCAATAAAATCTTGCTTACGAGACTCAAAGACTACTTCGGTTGCAACAACGTCGTTAACGCAATAGTCAACTACTTTAGGCCAAAGGTCTTCTGGCACTGGTTCATCCCAAGGTAAATCCATTTCCATGTGATGAATACCAAGCTCAATTTCAAACTTTTTAAGCCCTTGCTTCTTTGAGGAGAAGTCGTAAATATCAGCATACGACAAGTTGTAAGCTTCTCCAAATAAGCCGCCGTCATTAGTCGTGATAATCTTTTTACTCAAGTTATAAAGTTCCTCGTTTGAGTAACCTAAATAACGAGCGTACAAAATATGATTGTCGTACCGTCGATTGTTAAAACCAACTAGCCTCAACGCAAATAAAGGTTCAATCTCTAATGGGGTTGGGTTTACTATCCGAACAACTTCCGGTAAACCTTGATACTTCCAACACACAATAAACAAGTTAGGATATACCTCAACGTCAAAGAACACTAAGGGTTTGTCATTGTTGGTTACGGCCGGCATTTCGGTTTTACCTATAAACTGCATTTTTTGTACAACTTTAATACACGCAGCCGATTGGTTTGTGCTGCTTGCCGCAAAAGCTAACATCTTTGGTCGCAAATCTTTTAGATCGTAGCTCAAATCTGAATTATAAGCATCTTCTAATATCTTATAAATAAAATCAATAGAAGATTTGGTCCCAGGATGAATTTCTTTCTTTAAGTTCCGCCCAATTATGTCACGAAGAGACTTTTCACTTTTAATATTTTTATTATCAAGCATCTTAACTTCCTTCTTTGGTAGGCCGCTGCTAATTTGTGCAATATCTAAATCGTTACATAAAGTTAATTTACGGCGTAGTGAGCTGTCGCCAAGTAATGTTTTTATCTCAATCCCTGGGCTGTATACAGAAGATAACTCTTTTACATCGCCCATATACAAATAGTGCAAATGTAGTCCACTACCGCTTTTGCTAACTTCACTGTATGTTGGAGGCCAACTAGACGCAGCATAAAGATTTAACTCAAGGTCTTTGTTGCCATCTTCGTCAACTAAGTCAAAGTCAATGACAATATGATTTTGCTTAAGCTTAACAAAATGCAATTTAGACGTGTCTAGGTCAGATAAAACACTAGCAATGTTTTCCCACTTCTTACCAGGATATCCGCTTTCTTTACCGTACTGTGCGGGTTGCCCAGCGCAAAGAGCGTCTAGGTTTGACTTTGTTTCAGTCAAGTTAATTGCATTAGACGAAGCCAATATAGCAATTGACGTTGAATTTAATTGTTTAAACCCAGAGTAATAACTCCGCAACGAAACTTTGTCTATATCAATTCTGTCATGAAAATGCACAAAGTAATTTCTTAGTTCCTCTCGGAATTTATACTGAGGCATAACACGTTCAATGCCAGTATCTGTGCAGTATTCCTTGTAAAGCTCGTAGGCTTGCTTTAACGTAATACCATCTTGCTTGACAAACACGTCGCAATATGCTTCAATGTAATTGTAGAAAATATCAGTTTGAAGCATCATCTCAAGCGGCTTGTACGAGTTGTAATAATTTTTACCCATTTTATTATACCGTTTAAGGCATTTGTGGGCAATCGCGCCTAACTCAAAATCAATTTGTTGCGTAAGCTTTAAATATGATTCTGAGTCAACTTTTACTCCAGTTGGATGCACATCAATCAACCGACGAATAATACCGCTTTTTGCATCAGATATCTTTACTGGTTGGTTAGTACCCATTAGCAAAAATGCATTAACGCGAGCAGTATAACTAGGCTTGTACTTTTCGTTCATTGTCATGTCTTCGTGCGAAATTATTGAATTTAATTTTGTGTTATCATCAATCTTAGATAAATCGCCATCGTGCTGAATTGCAACTAACGGATTTGATCTAAATACTTCAGTAGAAAATGATCCATTTGCGCTGCCTAAAGCCTTTGCGTCAAACATAACAACATACCCAACAAATAAATCTTGTATGATGTTTAGTACTGTTGATTTACCACTACCAGCAGGTCCATAAAATACCAGGAACTTTTGAATCTTTTTTGAGTCGCCCGATACTATTGCACCAATAGCCCACTCAATTTTAGCAAGTTCGTCTGGCGAATACAACACAGACATTAATTGGTCCCAAGCTTTTGTTGGACCGTCTTCTAGTGAATATGGAAGTCTTTTGCTTGCATAATCAGTCTTCTTAATATCTGTATTAGCAAACGTAAGTCGCTCATCAAGTGGATGACTATTGTCACTAATGTTTTGCATGTAATTGCGAAACGTACTCCAAATTTTAGTATTGAAGGATTTAAGGTTCTTTACTTTATACTCGGTTCCTGTTTTTTCTTTTTTTTCACGCGCGTATCGGTGCAGATCTTCATCCACCAATCTCTGCACATCATACTCATCAGTAGACCATAACTTTGTTTGTTCGTCCCATATAGCATAAAAGGAACGTCCGCGTACCATTAAATCTTTTGATCGTCCAATTGTCCAATCGGGATATACCTGAAGAGGGCCGTTTTTTTGTTCTGCAACGCTGATGTTATAAAAATCCATAAAGCCCTCCTTTAATATATACCGTGTTCAACAAGGTACGCACAAAACTGGTACCAAAGTTCTACTTTAGTTTGATCTTTTTTCGCACTATTGATTGGTAACATTCCACCAAGTCCTTTTTTAGTATAAGTGCGCCATACAAATATGTTTATTAATTCGTGTAGATAATCAAGAAGTTTTTCTGATTGTTGAGATGGTAAATCTATAAACAAAGCATCATTAAACTGAGCAATTTCTAAATTGGTTAAAAATATCCAAAACCAATCACGTTCAGAAATACTAGTATCAAAAGCAGCTCGTCTTGTAAACGCAATTAACATTTCTAAAACAGAGCATCCTAAATATACCCAATCTTGATCTTCATCTATCCGAAGTTGGATAAAAAATTCTTTACGGATATCCAACCCATCTGCTGCTCTATTATCATCGCCTGAAACAAGCCACACAAATTCAGTTGAGTGTAGGGTTCTTAGCAACGTATAGAACGTTAAAGATGGAGTTGGATTATCCGTAAAGGCAACCTTAGTATAAAGCCAATTGAAATATACTTCTTCTATTGGCCGTTCACTCATTAGTCGTCCCTAAACTTTCTTAGGGAGTGCTTGAGTTCGCCGCCATCATTGTACAACCCTTTAACTTCTACTTCGTATGAACCGTTATGCAGAAGTACTTCCCACTCCCGATTAAGTCGCTCATTACGAATATAAACAACGTTCTTATCTTTTGAGCCATGGCCAAACTTAAGTTCACCCATACGCTCATAGTAGTTGTAGATTGGCGTATCTTCCATGTCGGCCATAATATCATCGCCAGCATAGTACGTTACTGTTTCTTGCTTAAATTCGTAGTCGCCTTGAATATACTCATCGGCGTGAATTATGTAAATGCCGGAGCCACGTTTTTCATACTCAAGTTCGTAGTTCCAGTCGTCATCAACAGTAAATATGTTGATTAACTTTTGTTCTGGAATTTCGATTGGCGTGTCCCACATTAATTCTTCATCGACTTCGACAAATATGGCTTCTTCTTCTGCCATAACTTTCTCCGGAATTACTTCTTCTTTAGCCAAAGGAATATCAACTTCTGCTGGAACTAACACTTCGATACTTCCTGCTTTGGATCTATAGCCAAAAGCTCCTCCTATAATAAATGTAGTGAGAGGAACAATATACTTCAATTTAATTACGTTCATGTTTCTCCTTAGATTTTATCGTAAATAACCCCATCGACATTAAAGTCTAGGAGAATACTTCTTTCTGTTCCATTAAGAAATCGACTGTTAGATGCTTCAAACATCCCAAAGTCAATGTAATTATCGCCTGCCTGGTCAACAACCCAGCCAACAACTTGACCTGCTGATGAACGCTCAAGACCAAGCGCATCGTAAGCCTCGTTAAGAAACACGTGCCCACGTGAATGGAGCAGATGATTTAAATAGTTTTGCTGGCATTGAACATAAATGCGGTTCATTTCTGAATCTTTTTGCCACTGCGTAGACACTTCGTCAAAGAACCGCGCATAAACGGACCACGTGTTTGGATCTGCTGTGTGCGCTAATTGTTTAACGCCGTCAACAACAATCTCTTTTGATGTAATAGAATGGTACAAATCATGCTCGCGCTCTTTGCCAACATCTCCACGAACACGGTTACGGTACTCTCCATAAGCCTGTGAGAGGCCTGCGTAGGCCGCTGTAAGCGCTGTATTTCTACGAGTTAAGGCAACGTGCGATCCAGTAAGTGCGCTTATAGAAACAACACCTATGACGACTGCTGGGGTGTAAAGTTTTGCAACAATTGCTGCATTCTGAGAATATGCACGAACAAGTTGCTTTGTGTCATTTGATGTAGTTGGATCAGCTTTAATTCTATTGACGTCATCGTGCATGTCGTCTAATTTATCTGACAAAGTAAGCGTTGCACGGCACGCTAACACAACGCTAGTTACTACTCCGCCAATACCAGCACCAAACATAATATGAGGTAAGTGCTTATGGAGAATAATTGCTGTTTTTCCAATTTTTACTGTAACTCCAGCTGGAACTTTAATCATGGTATTTTACAACTTTCTTTCGGAACGAAGCCGAAGATATATTGCGAGGACTTGGTTGTCTGACATTTTGTCAACTTTCTGAGACCAAGTCGAAGATTGACCCAGTCGTTTTACAGCTTCTCTTTCTTTAACAGTGTTCATAAAAATACTCCTTGTAAAAGATAAAGTTGGTTAAAAGCTTTCTGCTGGTGGAAAATCAATAACAAATCCTTCTCGAATTTGCCTGACTTTAACAAACGTAAGGTTTGCCCATCCCCAATTATTGTCTGTGTAACTACTTGGTAAGCCAGTAATTTCGCATAGGTCTGCAACTGAAGCAACGTCAAATTTGTCAATCAAGTCGTTAAGACGTTCCAAGACGTCTTCTGCTTCTTTGCGTGTTGACAATATGATTTCACCAATGGCTTGAGTCTTGCGGCCTCGACCACCAAATGGCGGTTGATCTGGCAACATAACTACATTATTTAAATTGCCGCGTTGGTATTGTTGTGGCTGGTAACCTCGGTTAATTGGCGAGTTGTATGAAACTCTTGGTTGCTGAGGTCCTTGCGGCCGTCGACGAGGAGCAGCTTCTCCGTAAATAACACGCTCAATACCTTTTGAAGTTGCGTCTACAACTAAGTTTTTAATTGCTGGCAACAACACATCCGTTGCAACATACTTAGCCGTTATTTGCAACTCTCCTCCCAAAAATACCCTCCGGATTTTTTCTGTAAACGTAGGTTTGCGCTTAGAGACTGGGCCGGTTGTTATTTTAGTAAGGTTTTTTTCTTGGATTGGTGCATTAACTGGAGCTGTTTGTTTATTACTATTGCTTGGAAAATCCACATTAGTCCTTTGGGGCTAGGGGGGAGTTGAGTATGTTTAAAGAACCCAACTCCCCGCATTAAATTTATTATACTAACTCTGGCTTTACATTTAGTGTAGCAGCTTCAAACTCACTTTTTGATTTTAGAATATCTGCTACTTGCTCGTCAATATATTTGTTTGTTTTCTCAATAAGCACGCTAGCAATAACAGTACTTGCTGCGTAACTTGCAACCTTGACGGCTGCTCGGCTCAACAAAGGACCAGCTACTACGTTTTTTACTACAATACCTTTTACAATGGCGTCAACGCCAAATATAATTCCACCGTTTATAGCTAGTTTTGCTATAGGAAGGATTGGTATCAGCATAGATTACAACTTTGGCGGAGCAAGTGTAGGCACTGTCTTTGCTTGTTCTGCTTCTGCTTCTGCTGCTGCAGCCATGTCACGAGGGATAATACCCTTGATGAAATCAGATGCGGCAGTATCGCTAGTGGCTAGTTCCATAAACAAAACATCGTACGCTGCAGAGTGAGTAAATTCAGCAATTACTTCCGGAGTCTTAATGAAGCGCTTTCCATCGTCAGACTTTATGCCGTAAGACTGCAGAATAAGATTCTTGAACTCAACGAGCAAAGCTTTTGTGTCGTTGGCAGCAATGATTCGCTGCATTGCTTCGCCAAGGCCGCCCTTGTGCTGCACCTCCATCTCGACCATTTCAGACTTAGTCAAGTTAAAGTAAAAATCTTCTGAAATCTTGTTTCCGTCGAAATCTTCATAACTAATTGTTCGCTTAAGCATTTTTAATCCTTTTTGATGTTACGGGAATGTTACTAATAGTGTTTGTAGTGTATGCAGTGTTGTTTATTGGTGGCACAAGGCCGTGTTCTTCAAGCACAAGTGCTTTTAACAGAAATAGATAGTTCATGGCATCGCCAATCTTCTCATCCCATTTCTCCATTGGTGTTTCTGTTTCGCTTCGGATCATGTCAAATATAGACACGATGTGCTTAGCTAACATCCCGCCAAGGGCTGCTTTAGGAGTTTCCCCTTGAAATGACGCTGCAACTTTAAAGTTGTGCATACGGTCTGAATCAATTGCGTATTCATGCCCTTTTTGTAGAAGCATTCTCTCGCAAAAAGCAACTTGATCTTCAAATATCTTTTCAAATTGTACGTTGTTCATACACTTCTTTCTGTGGGAAAAACTATAAGCCTAGCACGGGGCTAGACTTACAGTCGATTTAATTCTGGGACGAGGGGTATTACTCTGCGCTCTTGCGGGACTTCAAGACCTTCTTGGCGGCGGTGGCGGCACCCGCAATGAATGCGGAGGCGGTGGCGACGATGGCGATGGACTTGAACGAGGGCTTGAGGGACATGATGATTATCTCCTTGGTAGACCGGAATCGGTTCATTATAGGCGTTGTAATTCCTACGATCACGCCACTCTAACGTAATTGTAGGAAAACGCAAGACACGGTCGATTATCATCAGACATCACTGTAGAGAAGTCAAGGTTTAATTGTTTGTCTACATGCCAGCCAAAAACACTTGAGTTTGTTGTATACGGCAAACCTACGTCATAATAAAAATCATTAAGCGTTGCTGTACTTTCTCGGAATAACTTAGCATTGATATTGTTTTGTGTTTGTCTAAGTTTTTCCATATCGCAATGGAAATATCGGCCAGTATACAATTCGCAACAAAGAACATCGCCGTTTCCTGACAAAATAAGACCGTGCGGTTGCGGAGGACTATTTCGAACGTGGTCTTCGGCAATACTGTCGCGAATCTTCTTTTCTTTTCCAGTACCAAGAGCTTCTAATGTCTTCGCTTTGTACTCACTAAACGCATGTTCGCTTAATGAATATGCTGTAGTAAGTGCTGTTGCTTTGCGCGACAACACTGTTGTTGCCCCAATAATAGAAACAATTGTTACTGTGCCTGAAATGGCCGGCGGAATATAAAGTTTCCATACTGCTTTAACCGCTTCTTTTCCATCTACTTTCTGTGCAGTTAAACGTTCTTCTTCTTGGATAATATAAGCAGCTTTAAACGTTGCTTTAGCCGTTAAATATGCAGTAACTATCGTTCCACTAATTCCAAACGCAGTAAGAATTGACGAACTGTTGCTACTAATTAACTTTTCAACTTTAGTAAATATAATGGGTAGTGGCATGTATATCCTTAATTGTATGGGTAATAATTGTCTTGGTTAATTTGCTGTTCGTTTGCTATAGGGCCACCCTTTTTAGCAATGTACATATCAAGTACAGCATCTACAATAGCGTAGCAAATGCCTAAAAATATAAACAGACTAAAAAGGAAGCCACCAACGTGCGATGCAGTATTTAAAAAATCTGACATATAATCTACCTACGCATTTCACGGATAAAAATCCAGATCAGCCAAAAGCCGCCCGTAATAAAAACACCAAACAGGTCTCCAGCAAACTTAAATAAATTGTAATTGCGTGCACTCATGTAAACCCTTTCTAAGGTTGTAAAAAATTATATGAGATGTTTTATCTACTTCTCACTATAGGACTTGTTTTTTCTACGAGGTACCAAAAAGAAAAATTTATAAGCCTTGTAAAAACCTAGAACCCATGCAAGATAGATAAATATCTTTTATGGGCTCTAGGCTTTTACTTCTATTGAGGCGTTTGTCAGGTAGGTTTGATTAAGTGGTTCTGCGCTTTCGATGTGAAAACGTTACCTAATTGTTCGTATCCTACAATGACTAAGATGCCGGCAAAGTTTGCAAGTATTAACGCAAGTGTGTCTGGGCTAACTCGACGACGCTGTGGCGTGGTGTCGATGGCGTTAAGCTTTTCGTATTGTGTTACTAGTTGCAAATATGTTGGTGAATCTGGGTCGGTTGTTTGGATGCGAGTTAGTAGATCAAGTTTTGCACAATTGATGCGCGCTGTGATTTCCTTACTCATTTTCCGAGGTGACATTGGGTCCTTTCATAGTTGGTTCATTATAAGCGTAGTTTTTTTTACGACTAAGATACTTTGAACGTTATCTCTTTCTGGTTTACAATGTCTGCTGGATTGCCGTTTACTTCAAGTGAATATGTTTTTAATCCATCTTCATTCTCAGTCACAACAATGTTTCCACCAAATCTAGAATCACTATTAAGGTATGACTTATTAGACAACCGCAAAATAATGCCAACAAATACAGTCAATGCTGAAACCGAACTGGTTACCTCATTAACGTGGTCCCACTTCCAAATAGTAGCAAGCGTAGCATAAAGTGTAATTGCTGCTGGCATAATTAGTTGAACAAACAAATTAAATTTGTTGTAAACGTTATTACTTAACATACTTGGTTTTGACGCCATAATTAAATCCTATCTGTAATTGGTAGTTTTTTTACTACTTGCATTAGACGTTCGCACGCGCCATTCCCACCTAATTCAACGTAGGGGTCGTACAAATAAAAGACAAGGTCGTCATAAAGCTCAGAACTAATTGAGCCGTTTTCAATATGCTGAGTGCCTATTGTAATTATTTTATCATGCGCCAAACCCATTAGCAATTTAGTTGTTGCGTCTGGTTTCTTTTTTCTATTTAACAAGTAGTTCCAGAAACCACCAGATGCAATAAAAGTTACTATAACTGTGGTTATAAATATAGGTAGATGAAATTCTGAAACATTCATTATAACACTACACTACACCAACGTTAACGTTGGATATGATGAAGAGCCAAGTTCGTCTAAGATCTCGGCGTATTCTGTTACTCTCATTTTTTGACTTACCCCATAATCACCTACGACATATACTATGTCTCCAATATTGTAGTCTACTCTAAATTTCTTTGGAAGTCTACCGGTTGTTATATCCATAAGACTAAGTTTCTTTAATCCAGCAAGTTCTATTTGACCCTTATTCTCGGTAACAACCTTTAAATAAAGATCTTGTATTGTTTTTGTTGCCAGATCAAAAAGCCTTGGGTCCAAGTCGTATTCGCCAAACTCAACTGACCCAACCCGCAAATCCCAACCCTTTCGAGTTGGAACTGTGTTCTGAAACACAGGAAGGCCTGATGAATGTAAAAATGTTGCGCCAGTAGTTGTTGTAATAGCCCCTGCGCCAGTAGCAGGAACATAACTACTGGATATAGTTAATTGTTCAGCGCTGGTTCCAATAAAGTCTGTTGGGTTAAATGCCAACTTAGCCCCGGGCACAAACCCCGTTCGGTCTGCAACGCTAAACGATGTTGCTAACGCGGCTGAGTTTGCAGTAAGTGTTGTACCGACGTTAGGTATCATAAATCCTTGGTACTTTGTGCGAACATACATCTCGTTTTTATAGTCTTTAATCGACCACAAATATCGAGCTGTATCTATTTGCCCGCTACTCCATGAGAGTTGTATAGTGCCGCTGCGGTCTTCTCCTTTGTGGATAATAAAATCAAGAGTAGAATGCGTCGAAGTTGGTCGCTCTATCTTAATGCCACAGTTTTGCTGCTGCAATCCTTCTATCATCGCGTCGTACAGGTTTCCCCAAGGCACTACCCATGCTTCAACCGGAGGTGTAGTTTGAGTTCCCATACCAGAACTAGCAACTCTAATTACTACGTTTGGTAGCACATACTTGCTGAGTGTTCCAATGTTTGATGTTAAGAAATGATTGAGCATTGTGTTTACTTGGTTCCATATAGCGGCATGGCCACTAAGTGGCACAATATACGCTGCTGTTGCATACTGTTCCACAAACGTAACAGTAACTGGTTTTACTCCAACTCCGTTTGCGTGTGCTTTTACGGAAGGATCAGTAGTTACCACGTTGCCTGCACCACTTGATGTCGACACGGAGGCAATAAATAATTCTTCTGGATCAGCTCCACCAAATTCTATAAGACTATTTACTTTAAACCCGGTTGTGTCGGCAACAGCAAAACTTGTTGACCCCGCATTGCGAAGTGCAGTAAGGGTTGTGCCAGTTTCATTGGTTCGTACAATATCAAAAACCTGATTGCCTTCTAGTTCACCATTTAAATATTCAATACCCCATGAGCCAACATCAATTACATCCCAAGCAACTCGGTTCTCAAAAAACGCTTCGAGTGTTCTGCCTGAAACTGTAAGCCTTGGGATTTGCCCCTCAATAGAAGCGTCAATAGATTGCTCTTCAATATACATTACTTGAAGCGAAGACGTATGCGAAATAAACGTACCCAACGCAAGCAAAGACAAGTTTGCCATTGTTGCGTCCACTGTTAAATTAAATTCGCCGGCTTCTAAATATCGCTCAATCCATGTAGCGTTGTATATACCATTAATTGGTTTGCCGTTTGCGTACGTAGGATTATCTAATGTAAAATACTCCATTATACTCCCCAATATGTTGTATAGTAACTTGGCAACGGTTTAGTTGAGACAGGAAATGTGAACGATGGCGACGACGTTGTGAAAGAGTTAGTTCCTGGAAATATCAACGGCCAAGCAGGCTCTAATGTTAGCTTATCGTTCAAATATTTAATTCCTCCACCATTTATCACATAAACATATGAGTTCCCAATTTCACTAGAAAACCAAAGTTGGTCTCCACTAACAAACGAATATGTTATAGTAAATCCCCATAAGTTAGAAAGTTGACTAATGCTAAAACTTGGGCCTCCAGCAGTAAATTGAAGGTTAAATTGAAATCCATGCGGAGCTGTGGATAGGTTGTCTGTAATTGTTATTGAACCTGCTGCCACAGCAGGAGAAGTTGTTGTTGCAGGACTTACCATTGGCGTTCCTGTTGTAACGACCCTAGTTAAAGATTTAAGTTGCGCATCTTGGCAAGTAAGCGTTACTTCTATGTCTTGCGCTTCGCCAAACACAGGAGCTTTAATAGACTTAACAAAACCAGATATAGCGCAAATAGTAGAGCCAGAATAATTGAATCTTATTTGAATAAGACCCGTTCGATCTGAAGAATGAATTGCTTTATAAAACAAATCTCGAAGGCTAGACCCTAACGTGTTTGCTGTAATTGTAAGATAGTGTGGATTTAACCCAATAGTTAGAGTTAATTCCCTTTCTTGCTGTTTCATGTTATAAAACTTGTTAACGGAAAGAGATGATAGACCTGTGTATTGCGGTTGAAGATTGTCGACTCCAAGCCCTTCTAAGTTTTTAAGAATAAAAGGGTCATCGAAGTTGAGCGAGGTAAGATTAAAATTAGCAATACTTGCTGACGTACCAGCATTTGTAGTCCAAAGTTGAATAGCATCAAGTATCATTTGTTACGCCCTTTTTTAGTTATTGTGTTCTGTATTAAACGTGGTTACTGTTCTTTTTTAAAGCCGCAACTGTTTGTTTGTAAATTTCGCTTGCAGTAAGTTCTTTTGTTGACACGTTTGTTTGAATAACTGTTGTGTTGTTTGTTGTGGTATTATTTGTATTAGAATTACTAGTACCTCCGTTAACACCATTTTGAGCAGAAGTTCCGGCGTTTATTGTAATGGGAAGGCCGCTATGTAACCCACGCAAAATTTGTGCGTCTGGTCCACCATCAAGAATTGCTTGAAAGTTAACTTTAATAGCATTCTGATCGTCCATACTAGATTGAATTTTATCAGCTTGATCTTTTGTAAACCTTGCTGCATCCTCTTTGGTATACCCTTCAAGTCTAAGAGTACGCTGTTCTGTGGTTTCAATAGCGTCAAATTTATAGATTGAATCTGGTATTAAATCTAACGCCGTGGTGAAACCGGGTATTGTGCTGGCAATGATAGCAAAGAATTGACTAAACTCTTTTTTAATTCTAGGTAGATACTTCACAAGTGCTTCGTTTATTCCAGTTATTATATCTAGAATAAACCTACCAACAGCCTTACTAATAGATGTAGATGCACCAGACATAGCCTCTAAAACAGTCACAGCAAGGGCAACTCCTGCCCAAGATAATTCCTTAACATACGAGGCAAGTTGTGTAATTACAGCAAGTATAAATCCTAAAATTGCGGCACTAACTTTTTCGACTGCTGCGGTAAAGCCGTCAATAATAGCAACAACAATTGCAACGCCACCAGCAATTAACACATCAAGATAATCTTCAATGCCTTTAAGGAAAGCATCGAGCATCTCAATAACAAAATCTATAATTTTTGGTATAAGCCTTCTTAGTGCTTTAATCAAAGCTTCTATGATTACCACTAACATTTTAATAATTTCCGGAGCTTTACGCTTTATAACGTCTATAACTATTTGCAGCATTCTAGATATAAAGTCGGTTATCAATGGCGCAATCTCAATTAATTTAGTCATTAACTGCACAAGTAGTTTTACTACAATTTCAATAATTGTAGGAATCCATTTGCCTAATGCCTCTAATATTGACCCAAATCCTATAATAAAACCAGTGACAATACCATTAATAAAGTCTGGAATAAGGTTGATTATAATGTGGAGTACGCGGTCAAGGACGTCAGCTGCGCCCATACCGGCTTTAGCCATGTAAAACAAACCAACACCAACGCCAGCAATCAGAATACCTAATCCTGCTGCGCCGGCGCCCATTAAAGATAATGCTATGCCCAAACCAAGAAGCACAGGAATTACCGGACCCAATAAATATCCTGCACCTACTAGTACGAGAAAAGTTATAGCTAAACCGCCAATAGCACCTAACATAATGCCAAATGGTATAGATGCTAGAAGTTTAATTGCTGCTGCTAAAATAAATATTGCACCGGCAGTTAGAATTAAAGCTTCCGAAGAATCTTTTACCCCACCTGCGGTGACTTCATTAAGCACCGCCATAGCCACCATTAAAAGTCCTAATATAGTCACAACACCAATCATGCCCCAAATGCCTTGCTCCATTTGTTTTGGGTCCATACGCCCTAATACTTCTATTACTACAGCTAGAATTCCCATTGCTACCGACATCGCAATAAGGCCTGTTCCAACGGTAACTATTTCTTTTTCATCAACTACTTTAGCTATGACAGCAAAACCAAGAAATATTGCGGCAATTGCTCCTAATCCTTGAACCATTTGATACACATCCATTGCTCCCAGCAATTTAATTGCAAGAGCAAGAATACCAATACCAGCAGAAAGGGCAAATATACCACCAATTTTAGAGGCGGCGTTTTCTGGAATAAAATAAATCATAGCAAACAAACCGGCCATAATAAGACCAATGCCAATCATACCCTGTTTGAACTCGTCTGGGTTTAACTTAGCAAGTAGCACAACAGATTTAGACAAAGTTTTAACTGCTTTAGCCATAAACATCATTACTAAACCTTGTTTTATGATATTGGCTATTTCTTCATCACCAACAGTAAGGTCTTTCTTTTTAGTTTTTCCACCAAGTATCTTTATAGCGCCAACCATAGCAAGCATTAATACAACAACCGCCGCAGTGCCTTTAGCAAGCGTGTCTAAATTTAACCTACCTAATAATGCTACCGCACTCGCGTAAAACAATAATGCCACACCAATTAATACCAATGACGCAGCAAGCCCTAATATGGTTTTTGAATCTATAGTTTTGTCTTTTGATGCGGCAACTAAAAGATCTAATGTGTTTATCATCATTGTCAATCCGACAAAAACAACGGCTAGACTTTTAGCTAGTTTTCCACTATCTATCAATGACAACAAAGCCAACGACAATGCTAATATACCAATTGCTTTTGCAATATCAAGTAATGCTTTTGCTTGAATACTTATGCTGAATGATTTAATTGCACCCTTAAGCTGTTCAAGAGTGTTCTTTATTTTGTCCATGAACCTTGAGCCGCCAAGAATTCCAGCAACTCCGCCTTGCATAAATTTTCTAATAATGGCTAATAAACCACCAAATAAACCAACATTTAACAAGTCTATAACATTGTTAAACTTTGCTTCTCTAAACTGGCCAGTTACAGCATTCCAAATATCGCCAATAACTCTACCGACAACGTAACCTATTTTAGCAAACACTTTAGCGAATGTAGCAGCTATTCCGGCAAGAAACCCAAATACCTCAGAAAGCCGGCTGCCAGCTTTAGACAAAAGCTCAAAACTTGTTTTTGCTTTAGACGCAGCTGCATCCCCAGCGCCTTTAACTCCGCCAAATAAATTACTAAAAAATCCTTTTACGGTACCAAGTACGTTTAAAAGTTTATTAAACATTCCGGCAAAGTCAACATGCATTGCAAATGTTGCAACAGCATCAGCTAAGTGAGCTAACCCATTAGCTAGTGACAAAACCATAGATACAAGCTTGTCGCCACCAGATCTAAGAAATTTTCCTAGCATCTTAAGTATTCCGCTTGGGCTATCAGGACCAGTAGAACCTTTTCCACCTGCAAAAGCAAATGCTCTTTTTAACTTTAGCCAAGCAAAGCTAAACTTATCTATAAAACCTAAGTCAATTTTAGACAGACCATTTTTTATTTGATTGGTAACTACTTTTATAGTAAACCCAATTAAAGTCATTGTTGTTTTAAAGAAGTCTAGGTTTTTGATTGTGGTTCCTATTCCTGACAATCCTTTAAATAAAGCATAAAAAACGTTGCCCAGCATCGACAGAACTGTCAAAGTTGGTCCAGATATTACATTAAATAACGCTTTACTTAATTTAAAGAAAACACCAGCTAAAAAGCCAACTATTTTAAAACCAATACCAAAAATAGCAAACACGCCTCTAAAAACGTTCTTAACTTTGTCTGCTGTCTCTGCGCTCATAACTAAAGTAGCGGCAAAAGCTTTAATTTTTTGCGATATAACAAGAACATCAACAAGAGACTTTTTTGGAAAAATGTCTCGAAAGGCTTGCTTAAACGCTTTAATTAATCCAAGTACTGCTACAAAAGACATGTTGATTGAGTCAATTATGTTATCGCGCCCACCAAACTTCTTAAACAAAAGTAGAAAATCGTTTCGCTTTTTAGCAGAGTTACCAATAATAGCACCAAGTGCGTTGTTCCATGCAGTAAACGTGCTTTTTGCTTCTTCGAAGTTACCAAATATGTTTTTGAACGTTTCTGACCAACCAGAACCAATTGCTTGTTTCACGGTGTCAAATAACCCAGACAAAGTCTTAACTTGCGTTGCTGCAGCCATACCGGTTTTGCCAAGTTCTATAACAGCTAGCGCTTGTTCCTTTGTATACCCAATGGCCAAAAGTTGATCCATTGACAATTCGCCAGCTAACCCTTTAAGGGACGTAGTAAGAACGTCGGCGGTAACCCAGCCTGACTCTAACGAGTCTCTAAAAGACCCGTTTTTCTTTTCCCAGTCTTTAAGTGTTGTCCCAAGTGGAACTTTTGCAATTGTGCCCATCGCGCTTGCGGTTTGCATTAAATGAGTTTTAAATACTTCACCGCCCATACCAGCGGCGTCAACAGACATCCAGTCTCGCAGCTTAAGCGTTCCACTAGAAACGGCTTGCGCCAACTGACCCATTGCTCGTGCAGCTTCTACGTTGTTTGTTCCAGAAATTGCGGCAAGGTTAGCAACGCCTTTAATTGCAGGCACTGCCGTTCCCATGTCAACACCAGCTGCCGTAAACTTAGAAATAGCTTGCGTCATGTCAGCAAAGTTATAAATAGTTAAGTCAGAGTATTTGTTCAATTCATCTAACGCAACGTTAACTTCATCAAGCGTAGTACCCTTGCTTTTTGTGTTAGAAAGAATCGTTTGAATCGAGTTCAAGTTCATTTCGTATTCTTTTAAGCCAGAATTAACTTGGTCAAAGCTAAGGCCTTTAGCAATGCTAGTCCCAGCGCCCATCGCCCTGGTAACTAAGTTGTCTATAACCGAGAAACCTACCGCGCCAAGCGCAGTAAATCTAGCAGTAACAGTGTCTACTCCAGCACCCATTCCCGACAAATCCATGGATTTAGCGGCGCCACTTAAGTCGCTTATGGCTTTTTTTGCGCTGTCAAAGTTAAGACTTTTGTTTAATTTATCTATACTACCAACAGTGTCTGTTACTTTTTTTTCAAAATCTTTATTGTCGAATTTTATAGATACTACACGATCGTCTACGCTAGCCATGCCTCACCCTTTCCATAATATCTTTTGCCATTGTATCAAATAGCGGTTGTAGTGCTGGATTTATATAATCAGTGCCTAATACAAACGAGCCACTTCTTGTTGCATGGCCGTATTGGATTAATATAGCAATCGGCGGACCATCACCTTCTCTTGCTGTGTTAAACCAGTTAATTTCATGGGCGCCCTTTTTATTTACAATTTCATACGACCAAGAACTAGCAGTTTCCCCAGTATCTACTGGTGTTGCTTGTTGCAGCGCTAACACACCTTTTCTCCCGTAAGAATCAAGGATAGTAAATGCCGCATCATCACTTAATGAGTTTAAATATCGAAGGTCTTTTTTAAAACTACCCCCCGCGGAAATTTCTATCATTGTTTCTCCAGAGTGTTAGAATATGTTAGCTATTAAATGCAATTAAAGTAGGGATTGTAGGGACATTAGCTGGAAAACCACTTACGCCATATAAATTGTTTTCAACTAGAGTTACGTTTCCAGCTGATACTTTTCTTGTATCAATAACAACGTGCGATGTTGGTTTTAATGTTGATCCTGCAAAAGACGGTGTGCAAGAAAAATCCCAAGTAAATTCATAGGCAGATGATGAATCATTTATTGTAGAAAAATCGCGACTTGTTCTTTGCGCGACCATGTTGTACAAAATATGAATTTTATAACCAGCAGATTCGTTTAAATCATGACTGTTTTGTGTTCTGTAACTCATAGCAAACCGGCTAAAGTTTTGACCGTTTACTGTAATAAAGTTTGTTTGATCGTCTCCGCCTTCAGCATAAGTCATTAAATCTGGATAACTAAATGCTGAAATTGTCCCACTAACATAACTTACATTAAACACATCTGTAATTTTATAGCCATCATAATAGATTGGTTCAAAATCTGTGTTGTTTTGAGATAGTGAAACTGAAGTTAACCCACTCCAAGAAACACCACCGCTATATAAACCACTACTCTGTTGAAGGTATAGCATACCTCGGTCTAAACCACGTTCAAATGTATGAGTGCCTAAAGCATCCCATGTAGTTGTAAATGCCATTATTTACCTCCTAACCTGATGTGTTGAATTGTCGTTTGCGTTCTTCGTTTAATTGTGCATTAGATTGCGCTTGTTCTCTTGGAGACTTTTTGTTTCCTGTGTCGTTCTTAATGCTACAGATTCGAACCAATGCAAACAATCTATTTAGATGCCAAGTCTCGCAGATGAAAGGAATCTTGTACGCAACCATCCAATAGTAAACTAATTCAGAACTAATAAGTTCTGGGTTTTTTCTATACTGTTTGGTTTCTTTAAACACAGTTCCCGATTGCGGAGAAGCAATATACTCGTTTATTTCACTTACATTCTTTTGGCTGAGTCTATCTAGAATACCTTCTGGGTAATTTTCTGTAAGAATCATGCACTCAATGTAATAAACCATTTCTTCTGGAGTTTTTGGGTCGTCGGTAAGAAACGGTTTTATAAATTTTGACTCCCATTTTGACACGGAGACTAAAGAATGCTCAAGCTCTAAAACAAAGTTATCATGATAACTAAACTCATTTGTAACTTCGTTGTAGTGTTCGTCTCCTAGAATAGTTATAGTTAGCATTCTTTAGTCTCCTTTAGTCAAATTAATTAGCTTGCGCGAGTAACTGCCCAACGCGTAACCAGAGTTGTATTTGGGAACAAATACACATTTGAGGTTGTTGGATCAATAGTTTCTGCCTGAACAATAACCGTGCCAATGGAAATTGCGGTTGATCCAGTTATAACAATAGCGTTAGTATCCAAACGACGGTACTGAACGCCAGTAACAGTAGGCACAGTCCAAGCGCCGCCAACAGAGGCAACCGATGGAGCTGTAGGAGTAGCGGTTGTAACAATGTTGGTAGCCGTCATAATAGTAACGACAGCGTCTGGTGTTGGCAGCTTTGGAGTGACGCTAGTTGCACCATAAAGTATAGTGTTAAGCGCCGTCAAGTTTGCGCTAAACGCTTTTGAAGAGTCAATAGTAAGCAATGACGTAGCTGCGCGGCCAGTTGTAGCTACAGGAGTGCTCTGCAACGACCAACTAAATGTAATCGGCGATGGCGAATCATTGACGGTTGTAAATGCCTTTTCTGATGGGCTAGCCTTCAAGCCGTACACCAAGTGAAGCTTGTATGCGTAGTCGTCGCCAATCAAATCGTTACCAAGCTTAGTGCGGTAACTAAGACCAAATGGCTTGCGAATTTGCTGTCCAATGCTAACTCCTGGGTAAGAAGAGCTAGTAAAGTTACCATCAAACTGGTTCCATTCATCTGGGTAGGTGAATGCTTCCAATGTTGCTTCGTACTGCTCAATCGAATACAAGTTAAGGTACTTGGTGTTATCTGCATATTGTGCGTTTGCTTCGGCTCCAGTTGGAGACTCCGTTACGCCAGTCAAACCATTCCAAGCAACTCCGTCAACGTAAGCGCCGGTTGTATCTGGAATATAAAGGACGCCTTGATCGACGCCAGTTTCGTAGAGACGCTTTCCAGCGCCGTCCCATGTGAGTAGACCTACGGCCATGATTTTTCTCCTTAAAAGAAAATGTTAAACACGTCGTGATTTAAATTGTCACTCGTGTAAAATCTGTTGAATTTGCACATCGCCAGTTTAGCAACATTGTTTGGAATATCGCTATCTGGGTTTTTATCTATGACTGTAACCTGATATCTAATCCGTCTGTCATACACTTTATTTTGGGCATGTACTATTTCATCATTATCTCTACTATAAATAATAGCAGGATAACTTAGTTGCATTGATGCCGGTGGTTGAAAATAAACGTTATTGCTACCTAGAATATTTTTTAAAGCACTATGGAGTAGTAGGCGTTGGGCCATTATAGACACTCCCTAAACGTAGAATTAAGCGGGGACTTTTAACTTCGACATCTGTTACAGTCCATAAAACCCCCGACCATTCGACATAAATAATCTTAAAAAAGTGTTCGATGGCATACTGATCAACAACAATACTAATTGAGGTGCTCACCGATATGTCTTTAGCCAGTTTATCCGCAACCGTATCTAATCGTCTGGCGTTTTGGGTTACGTCGCCAAAATATGAATACTCTGTGACGACGTCAATCCAAATACCAGAGTTAATTGGGCTTTCTTGCGGGTCAGCATAGCCAACCTTTCCAAAAAACCTAGCCATCTTAACTCCTAATTAAAATTATGCTGGGCGGTTGAACTGCCAGAGGTCATCCGCGCTAGTTGCGAGGGCGTACGTGCTGCCAGTTACGGTAGCCTGCACCCATTTTGTGTCTCCAGCAATAAGTGCAGTCTGGAGACCAGCAGTAAGTGCAGAACCTTCTGTGTAAATTGGCGTACCATCAGTGGCGTAAGTCAAAGTAGCAAACTTGTACTGAACACCAGTGAGCGATGGAATAGTGATCTTCCAAATATCTGCGTTACCAACAATACGGTTCATTGTTGGCGCTGTTGGCGTAAGAACAGTAATGGATGCATCAAGACGCTTGACTACCAGGGCCGACTTAAGCTTAACCAACGCACCAGAAAGACGCGTTTCAATCAAGTACTTCTGCTGGTTGTAGTCAATGTCAAAGTTATCAAACATTGAAACAGCGCCGCCCTTATCTGCGCCCATGACGTAGTCTGCTGGGTTAACAATAATTGCCAAAATCTTTGGGCTGTCTTCCAATGCGTCGCAACCAATAATATCGGCGACACGCAACGTTGAGGCAAGAGCCTGAATGTTTGGATACAGGGCTGGGCCGCTAGCCTCACGCATCGTGAGGAACTTGGAAATCGTGCTTTCGCTGCAGAACATTGTTGGAAGTCCTGTACCACGGTAGTGACGACGATTCAAGATAATTGAATCAATAATATCGGTTGCAGTTGCCGCGTTAGCCACGTTAATGCTCGTAGTAAACAAATCGTTGTCCGTAGCAATTGGACGAATGCTGCTTTCGCTAATCTTATCGCTGTCGCCAACATCTCGGCCATCACCAATAAGAACTGCGCGAGCAATTTCCTCGTCAAGCATCATACGCATTTCAGCCTTGAGCCATGCAACCACATCGAAGTCGGTAATATCAACCATGTCGTCACGGTCAAGCTTCTGCTTCTTGTAGACCGTAGTTGGCGTAGTTACGCGCTTTCCGACAGCAAAGAATTCTTCCTTCTTAAAAGCGCCCTTAATGTAACCCTTGGCGCGAGCCTGCTCGTACGTAAGTTCTGCAGCAAGACTCTTAATGCGACCAAATGGGGTCTTACGAGCGCCATCCATCAAGTTGGTAACCCAACCGTTTCGGCGTGAGTACAGTTCTGGCTGCGACAGAACCGACTTTGCGTCTGGGAACAAAACGTCAACGTTGGTAATATTGTGAACAAGTGCAAACTCGTTAACTGCATCGGCAAACGAGCCGCCCTTCTTAGCGGCGTCAATAACACCCTGGACATCTGCGTGTGAAATAACCTTAGCGTTGCCGGCTCCGGCCTGCTCGAAAATGTTGTGGCTCATGGTAAGACCTTCCTTAAGTTCTGCGAGTTTTTCAATAATGGTATCGTTATCCAGACCGCTCTGCGCCATAGTTGCGCCAGCCTGCTCTTCAAGTGCTGCTTCAATCATAAAGCCAACAACTTCTTTTTGCACGTCGTCCAAAGAATCGTAGACATCTTGAATCGTGACGTCTGCGCCTACTTCCATTGGAGCAGCATGTGAAATATTAGTATCAATAGTCATAGTACTATTGCCTTTCGTTTGAGTAATACTTGTGTGTTCTAGTTCAAGACCGGTGTAAATAACGGCCTCATCGTCAAGCATCATGTCGCCATCTGAGTGACGAATGCTTACGTTATCAATAATTGCTCCTGGATTTGCGCCAGAGAGTACTAAGCTTACTTCACGAATTGCACCATGAAGTACTCTACCGCCACGCTCAATTAATTGGTTTGCCCAAATTGACAACATGTTGATGTCGCCATGCTTAAGTAAACCACGAGTGTGTTCTGCTTTTACAGAATCATTAAAGAAACCATATGCGTAAACGCCATCGGTTCGATTTTCAAGAATAGCATGACCCAACACGTTTTCTGGATCAGTATGACCATGCTGCCACACCAATGGAACTTTCATTGTATCTTGGTGCTTAAATGCATCCGGCATAATAGTCCGGCCATCACTGCACTTTAATCCAGCTTTAGTGGCGTAACCGCTAAAATCTGCTTCCATTTTGACGCTCCTTTCTGTTTTATGTTATTGTGTAACTGGTGGTGTTGCTGGAACGTTTGGCGTTGCAGCTGGTTGTTGTGGCATGTTGCTGTTAATGAGTTGATCTGCTTTTGGATTAGCATGTGGGCTAAAACCAAGGAAACCTCGGATCTCATTACTAGTTAACACTTCATTTCGAGCAAACTTATCGGCAACGTCTGCAAGAACAGACACTGGAACAAGCTTAAATGGATCACGAAAGTACATAATCCGCTCTTGTTGTTTAACTCGCTTTGTCCCAATAAACGCTCTTTGTTCTGCTTCAACGATAGCATCTAAGATTGGTTCTACTGTTCTGTTAAAGTATGCGAGCATTGTCTTTTCGTCAGCAGTTCCATTCATAACTTCAGGAGTTAAACCTAATTGGTTAAACAATTGATTAGTTAAGTATTCAACTTGCGCAAGAAGATTGTTCTCTGCAGGACGGTTTAATTGAGTTATCTTTTCAGTTCCATCGGTATAAGCAATGCCGTATTGACTGCCTTTAAGCTGAAACTCAATGTCGGCCCTTCGCTTATCTGCTTGTTCTCTACGTGCTTCAGATTTAATGACGTACGGTAATTGAATAATTAAATCTAATTTACCAGAACTTGATTGTTCATCAACTGCGTCTAACAAATATAGTTTACGAATTAATCGCTGAAGCGTTGAGTTAGTTTCGTTCATAACTGCATACAAAGGATTCTCAACAATGGCAACAAACTTTTTTTCAAGAACTATCTCTTGCCTCGTACCAAGGTTTTCATTGTAAACGCTAACCCTAACGTGCTTTGGGTACCAAGTAACAATTTCGCCAACCCTAAGTGATAAAATATCAAAAGGTTCATTTGATGATGGATCCGAAGTTGTGTCGATAGGAACAATGGCTGCCGTGCCTTTGTCAAACAAGGTCATAATTAGATCTTGCCTAAATGCTCTTGGTCCTTGATCAATGTTAGGTTCTAAAGTTAAACAATCGTTTAAAGCGCTATTAACATCGTTTGTGTACCTGTCTTCAGGATCTAAACGAACGTGGCGAATAACAATACCTGCCACATCAATGCTAATTCGTGTGTAAATTGACGCTACTAAAGAACGGTCATTGTAGAACATCAACCTTGGTTTATCAATGCGAGTATATTGACTTGGGCCTAAATTACTAGAAATATTAGCAGGTAGTGGCCTGTTATAATTACTAAATGCGTTTAGAGCATTTCTAATACGTGATGTAATTGCCATAATATACCTCCCTTCAATTTATAGTAAATTTGCGCCTATGGCTTTTTTGCCTGTTTTGTTATTCCTCTTGCCTTTGCCGATCGTATTTCTTTTATTGTTCGTTTTCCATACTTTCGCGCTAAACGGTTTCCAACAACTCCACCAGCAATAGCACCTCCAACAAGAGCAGCAGCACCCGCTGTAGCTGCTGTAGCAGAAGTTGCTACAAGTCCAGCTTTAACTAAGGTAAATTTACCAGTTGTAAGAAGTACGCCTTGTGCTGCGGTGCTTCCAAGATGAGCTGCACCGAATGTCCGAAGACGGCGTTGATTTGCGTATCTACCTAATCCTTTTTTGGTATATTTTTTTTCTGTAAGCCCACGTTTAACCGCTTTATCAGTTCTTGCTTGAGATCTAGGAGTTGACTTAGCTGCGGTAACGCCCCACTTCATACCCTTAACGCCTGAGTGTTCTAAAATATCACTAACTAAAATGTTGCCCATATTTTCCATATAAAAACCCTTTCAGGCAGATATAATTAAACGCTTGTTACGGCGCCTGACTGATGCAAGATAGTTCCATCAAAATACATAAAAGCAACGCCATTGCTGCCAATAGTAAGCTTAGCAGCAGTTGTTACCGCGCCACCACACTGAATAACTCGAGCCGTGCCGCCATTAAAAGAAAGCGTTGCTACTGCACTATTGCCCTGAGTAAAAATAAGCGCAATTGTACTACCAGCAGGAGGTTCTGGGGTAGTAGTTGTTTTAGCAACAGTACCGGCTGCTGTACTAGTTGTTACTGGAATAATACCAGGCTGAATGTTTTGCCCAGACGGCGTAAAGAAAGCTGTATCAACTGGGAAAAGGTTTTGGTTCATAATAGGCTGTGACTGAACAACCAACTGCTGAGTAACTTTGTTTCCACTCATAATGAGTCCTTTCGGGGTTAGACACTATTCAAATGTCTCTTTGTGTGATTTATACGCGACGTATGCATCTAGCATTGCTGAAACATTGTCGATTTTTTCTTCTTTTCTTTTTTTAAGAAGTTTTCTGTTACCATTAGTATCTTCTAAAGTAACCGCATTACCCATAGCAAATGTCATTAGATCTTGATCAAATATAAGCATTCGTTGTTCGCTCATAATCTTCAATTCACCTAAAGGTACGGATTCTGTCTTGGCTCCCTGTATAACTTTTTCTATACCATAAGGGCCATTCTCAGTTTCCCACCTTGCAACAAATTCTTTTGCATTATAAGGGTCAAAGCCAAAACATCTAACATCATACTCTGATCTTTGAATAAACATTTCAAGATCATCGTACACTTGCATCATGTCTAACACTGTACCGTCAAGTACATGCAAACTATCTTCTGAAATAAAGTTTTCGTATTTCATGCGCATTGCGCCAGGGAGTCGCATCAATGTTAGTGATGAAATATAACTTCTTGTCTTTACTCCAAAAGACCCATTGGATAATGGGAACAAAAATGTAAATGCACAGAAGTCATCGCCTTGTGAAAGGTCAGCTCCTAGTGCACATGGCATTCCCCAAAATTCTCTTGGTCTATGTGGCAACGTTTCTTCATACGTAAAGAAATATGTATAACCTTCCATTGGTATACCAAACCGTTTGGCTAGAATATCATTACGAGATGCTGGTGCTTTTTCTGCACGCTCAACATCTAGGTGATACACATCATAAGTTACGGTTTTACCAAGATTTGGGTTTGCTTTTAACCAAGTTGCTGGGTCAGCTACTTCTTCTACGGCGTCTAATTTATAATGCCAAATAGAAACGTGAGGTGCTTGGTACTCTCCCCGTAATATGGTTGCTAATTCCATCTTAATTGTGTCGCCAGAACCGTTGCGAATAGTTCCTTCAGAGCTAATAGCAACAATTAAATAATCGTCAAGCTTTGATGCTCCCTGTTCAATAGCTCCGACAACATCTTCTCGAATATCACCAGAAAGCCATTCGTCAATTGTTGAAACTTTTGGGCGAAGGCCCTGTAACTTGTTGATTGACATTGGACGAACTTCAAGTAATGAACCAGTCAGAATATTCTCAACGCCCTTTTTAGTTGACGCTAATTTAACTCTATCGGCCCTAGATCCAGTTGTGTTTTGAATAGAACCCTCGGTCAAGAACTTAAATAAAGGACCTCTCGCCCTAATGATACTAGTCCTAAGCGGGGACATTACTTCATCGGCTTGTTTCATAGTTGGCGCTGTAGTTATTTGGTGTGTTGTGGATGTATCTACGTTTAGAAAATAACTTTGGATACACATAGCATACATAGACTTGGCTGCGCCTCGAGCAACAATCAAATATTGCTTTGTAGTAAGCCTTTTCTTAACCATCTTTTTTACATATGATCCAGGACGACCGTTTGTTCCCGGTTGATACACACTTCTTTCCACAAAATAATACCAACCAAACAATTGTTCAGCCCAAAGTTTAAATGTATCTAGTAAATGTAAATCGCTACCATCAGTAAGCGTTAACTCTGTTTCGCAATACTTAATAAAACCATTAACTGCTAAGTCATCATAGTAAATGTTTGGATTGTCAATTAGATCGTCAATCCTATTCATCTCTTGAGAAACTTCTTTGTTTACAGGTATTTCGCCGCGGAGAACTTGGTCTTTAAATTGCGCATAATAAATAGGCGTGGCTGTGTTAGATAAAGTCAATGTCTCCTCCTGTCTAGTTAAAGTTTTACGCTACCTAGCTAACATAGTTCCTGGTAACGGTGCTGGAAACGATGGGGTTGGCGTTAACTTTTTATAGCCTTTAACCCCACCTAAACCTTTATTAACCGCTTGGTTTAAAGTATTAGTAACTAGTTGTGTTCCCACTGTATTTACTGACTTTGTTCCAATATTACCCAAAAGTTTTCTAATAGTTCTTTTGCCTTGCGCTTTTGCAGGTTCAGTTAATGTACTATACTTGCGCTCAAGTTCAATTCGCTTAATCGCAGTTTCTAATTCCTGGGTTGTCATTTTGTGAATTTTGGCGTTTGCTGCGGAACGATGTTCATTACGCCCTGCTTTAGCTAAAGCACGTGAATTTGCCCTATTTACTTTTCTAGCGGTTGACTTTTCGGCGCTGCTAGCTCGCACCTTAGTAATAACACCCCACTTCATGCCTTTTACGCCTGAGTGCTCAAAGAAAGCAGCTACATCAAATGCGTCTTCTGAATGCGTTAAATCTATTGGGGCAAGGTCCATAGCAGTAAAGAATCCATTATTGTCTACTGTTAAATCAAATACATAAGTGTCGTCAGGAAAAGGTTGATCCATTTGCGCGTGCGAAACATTACCAGGAATGTTTTTAACTCTAATACGGTATGCTCCATTGGAGTCAAAAGCTAACTCTGCTTTCATCTTACCAGATGGACTAGTCCCGTGAACTTCTTTTACTGCACGAGTAACAGCTTCATCTTGTAATTTAAGAACATCTTTAAAGTACTGCTCTTTAAGTTTTGGGTTTGCCGACAAATTTTTACCTTTGTACTGTGGGCGCTTATTTAATTCAGGTAAATGTTTATTATTCATCTCATTTGCTGTGTTATTGTGAACGGCTATTGCGCCTTTTGTTGTGTAAATACCCTTGAGCCACTTTTTATCAGCTTTTTTAAGTTTTTTTACTGCCTGTCGTTGTTGCCGTGAAGTACCTGCGCTACTAGTATTAGTAACGCCCCACTTCATACCTTTTACGCCTGAATGCTCAAAGAAAGCAGCTACGTCAAACGGTTTATCATCATTCTCGTTCATACTATTAACTCCTCTCTAAATTCGTTTAGTCGCCACTCAAACTCTTCAATCTGCTTGGTTACAGCGTCGATTAAAAACGGAGTGGCCGGCGTGTCAAACAAGTATTTGACCTTAAGAAACACGTACGTCTTCACCATGTTAAGCATTGGATTGTTAGTACTAATAAAGTCCTCCCATTTTGACAGATCGTCGTCAATCATGTAGCCGGCGGTTGGGCCAACACCAAGTTGAGTCAAAGTAGAGAGAGTAGCGTTGATGTGTGTTATAATGTCTAGGTCAAATGCGGTATAATCCGATGAAATGCCAAGAATCTTCTTAGTGCTAACTAGAATGCTAGTTTCCATTAGTCCAACCTTACGTTAAAGACTAGGAAGTCTTTAAAGAGACTTCGATAATTGACTGTTGAGTTACAGGTCCAAGGTTGCCATCAATTGGTAGTCCAAAGAACTTTTGCCAGTTCTTAACTGCCGCGGTTACTGTTGGGCCGTAGAAGCCATCAATAGTCAAACCTTGCGCTGCAATTTCATTCATCTGGCGCTGAAAGAACTTTACGTCTGAGCCAGTTGAACCTTCTGTTAAATTACGACTGTTTACTTGCACGATTACTCCTTGCGGGGCCACAACATTAACTGGAGTAGCTGGTTTTGTAGTAGCGTTTTTAATTGGGTAGTTTGGAAACAGATCTTTTCTACCATTAGCAACCCAAGTTGCATAACCATCTATCTCAATTGGTTGCATGTGCCATGGTTCTGTAGGAACGTTAAAATGTACTCCATAAGCTAACGCCGCTGCGGTCCTTTTTGCGGGGACTTCTGCCCAGACTGGCGCGCGATGTACATGCCCTGGATTAGCAACGACCATGTCTAATGCTACATAATAAAGTCCAGACGGAAACCATTGTCCTTCGTGAAAAGACTTTCCTGGAGGAGCAAAACCTGGCTTGTTAGCTGGTTGGGCGCCTGGTGCACGGTAGCCGCTGCCAATACCAAATTTTCCGCCTTGGCTTAAGATGAAGTTAAAGGCGCGACGAGCTGCTTCTGGATGCATGTGTGGTGCAAACGTATTTCGTAAAACATCAAACGTCACCATTCGAGTTCCATAACTAATTGGATATAGTGTCTCTGCCATGTTACTTCCTTTCACCAAAGTTTAGTGTCACTATTAAATCTTTGCGTCGGTTGCGACGACTTTATTAACGATGCGTCTCCATAGTGGATCGCATTGTGTGTTGTTTTTGTTGTTGTGATCAGGTACTCTGGGTTTAAAATCCATTCGTCTTCGTCAGTGATGTTTTCAGCTGACATTGGATTGATGTGATGAACAAGAAGTTCAGTATTAATCTCAAACCCAGAGACACCTAAGTCACAACCATTATCTCTAAGTATTACTTGTCGTCTTATGTATCGCCATTCTGAAGATGCATAAAATGATTGGTTGATGTATCGGTCAAATCCAAAAGAGGCTTGCCCAACGCTGCCACCAATCTTTAAATATTCAAATCTATCCTCAAACAAATCTATCTGGCTAAGTTCCGTGTAAGTTTTAAATGTCATCGTCGTCAAGTTCCATCGGCTCTTGGCCGGCGTATTCCCGCATAGCATTCAATGCTTGCTTGTATAACTCTTCAACTCTCTTTGCAGATGCCATAGCTTCAATCTTTGCCTGAAGTAAATCGTTTTCTTGCCGAAGCCTTGACTGCTCAAGTTGTTCTCTGCTTGACCCAAGTTTTAGATAATGACTAATAACCTGGGCCGAAGCAGTACCATCGGAAATTTGGCGTTCAGCTAAGTTAACTGCCGCAGATATCAATTGATTCTCTCGGGCTTCCGGAGTAGTGGCAGGTCTTAGTTTTCTGTTCTTTTCTTCATTGTTAATTCTTCGAGCTGCCATGTTAAACCATCATTCTGTGTAAATCAATATAATACTACAAGTTAGGTCACTAAAATATACGAACCTTGGTTCGGGTCATACACCTTAAGTGTAGTAAGAGGTACCCAAACTGCTCCATCAAATATGCTGATACCTGTGTTGATCCACGTGGTTCCATTCCAGCGCTTTAAATATCCGTTGGAGTTGATGCCGTAGTTAAGACGACCAGTTAGAATGTCTGTGCCGTCAGTAACAGCTAAAACGCCAGTGGCGCCAAATGGAATATACAGAGCTACAATTGTTGCTGTATCTGTAGCATCATTGACAGACAGAACCGCAATTTGACCGCGCGTACCAACAATAATACTTGTGTCGGTTGCGTCAGTTCTTGCTACTGTTGCAAAGAATGGGTGTGAACCAGAAATAACGCTTGTGTCTGTAGCATCTGTTACAGACAGAGTAGCCAAATATGCTTGCTGTCCTGTTATTACGCTTGTGTCGTTTGTATCTGTTACAGACAGAACAGCCAAATATGCTTGTTGGCCTGTTATCACGCTTGTGTCGTTTGTATCTGTTACAGACAGAACAGCAGGATATGTTAATGTACCTGTTATCACACTTGTGTCGGTAGCATCTGTTTTTGATACTGCAGCCAAATATGTTATCGTGCCAGTTATAGTACTTGTATCTGTAGCATCTGTTACCGCTAAAGAACTAGCATGTCCTATAAGTCCTGCGGAAACGCATGTGTCTGTTGCGTCAGTTACAGCCACAACGCCAACGTAGTTTGACGGAGTAAAGAATATAGTTATGACACCGGCGTCTACAGCATCAGTTACATTGACTGTGGTTTGAAACGGAAATATACCAGTTGCATTACCTGTGTCTGAAGTATCTGTTACAGATACAACAGCTAGATATGGTAACGTAACTGTTATAACACTTGTGTCTGTAGCATCTGTTACAGACAGAACAGCAATATAAGGTAGTGTAACTGTTATAATACTTGTGTCTGTTGCGTCGGTTGTTGCAACTACTGCTGATACTGCCGAAGAAGTAAATGAGCCTGTTATAATACTTGTGTCTGTAGCATCTGTTACGGACAGAACAGCAGGATATGTTAATATACCTGTGATAGTACTTGTGTCTGTAGCATCTGTTATTGCAACTACTGCTGATACTGTAGAA